GTTGCGGAATTAAACACTAACCTTAACAAATAAAACAATGATTAAATTACAAGAACAACCAATAGTAACTCCAGAAAAATACTTGTTTAGAACTTGGATTGACGGAAGTAAGATTATAAAAACTGAAAAAGGGGATATAACTGTGATGGAAATATTGACAGACTTTAGAAATCACTTATTACAAGACCTTGAACATAACAAAAAAGCCTATGCCCAAAAGCAATGTGCTATACACGGTGTTGTGGATAGTATGCCTATGACAAAAGACTTTATTAATAAACTTGAAAGTAAGATTGAAAACAACCATAAAGGTTTAGACCAACTTTCAAAAACGCAAATGCTATTGGGTGGAAAATACGCTTTTAGGATAATAAATGGCTTTAAAAAACAAGATTAAGGCATATTATCTACAACTAATATATAGAAATAACACTTATTTAAACCTTTATTTTACTGGGTTTTTAATTAAATAATCTTTAAAAAATAACAAAAACAAAAAGAACATCATGAGAATAATTGACGTATATAAGCAAAAATTAAAATTTAAAAATTACTCTTTAAAAACTATTGAAACTTACAGCTGTTATTTAAGTAAGTTTATTATTGATTTAAATATAAAAGACCCTTATCAAATAAGTTTAAAACAAATAAAAAATTACTTAGAAAATAAAGAGTATAGTTCAATTTCAAAACAAAATCAAATTATTGGAGCATTGAAATTATTTGCAAGATACATTTTAAATAAAAAGGATGTTCATTTAAAAAAGATTGAGAGACCAAAAAAAGAGAAAAAACTACCTTTAGTAATTGAATCAGATTTTTTAAAATACACTATAAATAATATTGAGAATTTAAAACACAAATCTATTATAATGCTGGGTTTTGGATGTGCTATGAGAGTAAGTGAGGTTATTAATTTAAAAATTACTGATATTGACAGTAAAAGAATGTTAATTCACATAAGGAATGCAAAAGGTAAAAAAGACAGGATTGTTCCAATTTCAGAAAATATTTTAAAAACGTTAAGGAATTACTTTAAAAAATACAAGCCAGTTAATCATTTATTTAACGGGCAATTTAAAAACCAATATTCTGCCGAGAGCTGCAATAAAATAGTTAAAAAACATTTAGGAGCAAACTATCATTTTCATACACTCAGACACTCTGGAGCAACTACAATGCATGAGAATGGAACGGATTTGGCTTTGATTCAAAAACTATTAGGGCATAACAATATAAAAACTACAATGATTTACACTCACATCTCACAAAAAGCAATACAAAATATTAGTTTACCAATTTAAAATAAAATATTGTTAGTAACTAAAATTTAATATTTTAATAAATAGAATTATCTTTGGCTTAGAGAGTTAGCCTCTCAACTACAAAATCAAAGAGCTTATCTGGCTCAACATACAAAATAAAAATTAAAAAAAGTAATAAACAGCTCCAGGACTAAATTCCAGGAGTATTTATAAATTTAAATTTAATAGTATGTTATTGCTTAAACTTTTTTTAATCTGGTATTTAACAGGGTTTATTTTTTACCTGGTTTATCAGAGAGGTTCTGACTTTTATACAAAAGGAAATCTTATCACTTTATTTTTTACAGCTGTAATGGGATTGTTTATTCCATTGATTGTGCTGCTGGAGGAGCAACATTTCTCCTGGTGGGATGAGCCTTTGTTTAAGAAAAAAGCAAAGTAAATGGCTGTGATAAGTTATAATAGTAAAAATTGCTCTGAATGTAATAAAGAAAAGCAGTTAAGTGAATTCGGAAAACATAAACAATCAAAAGGTGGGTATTATTCTAAATGTAAAAAATGTCAAAAGGAATGGTACAATAATAATAAAATAGTTCTTAAGGAAAAAAGAGCTGTTTATATTGAAAAAAACAAAAATAAAATTGCCGAAAAAACAAAGGCGTATTATGAAACTAACAAAGACAAGATTATTGAATATGGTAAAGAGTATAGTTTAGAATGGTATAAAAATAATAAAGACAAGGTTAAAAAAAAACAAAAAAATTATAGAGAAAACAATAAGCAAAAATATAACGCATATCATAAGAAATTAAGAGATACAAATCCTTTGCATAAAATGAGTATGAATATAAGGAATAGAACAAGGAAAGCTTTTAATAGGGGAAATTGGAATAAAGACAGTAGTAATTTAAAAATGCTTGGATGTGATTATACAACAGCTTTTAATCATTTAGAGAAACAATTTACAAGTGGTATGAATTGGGATAATTATGGAGAATGGCACATTGACCATATTAAACCATTAATCTCTGCAAATACAAAAGAAGAATTAAAAAAACTTTGCCTATATACTAATTTACAACCATTGTGGGCAATAGATAATTTAATCAAGGGGGGCAAGTATATTAAACCCAAACAAAACCCAAAGCAAAAGCTAAAAGTAAACCCAAATAAACCCAACCCTTTTGATAAGGTTTCCCATTTGGAGGAGCTGCTGAGAAAAAAGGAAAGTTTAAGAGCTAATTATACAGAGAGAGCATAAGACAAACAATAAACCCAGAGACAACCCAAAACCCCAAAGAAACCCCAAAGCAAAAACAAAACCCCTCAAAACCCCAGACAATGCAAAAAAAAGATAAATCAACCCAGAGACTAACTCCTAAGCAAGAGAAATTTTGCCAGGAGTATATTATTACAGGGAATAAATCTGAGGCTTATAGGAACTCTTATTCTGCTGGGAATATGAAATCTGAAACCATTAATAATAAAGCTTATCAATTAATGCTTAGGGAGGATATAAGGGCGAGAGTTGAGCAATTACAAAATGAATTAAAAAAAAGAAATGAGATAACTCTTGACAAAGTTATAAAAGGGATTGCTGACATTGCAACATTTGACATTGCTGAGCTTTATGATGAGAATGGGGTTTTTAAAAATATTCATGACATCCCTAAAAATGTAAGGACTGCAATAAGTGGAATTAAAACCCTGGAGGAGTTTGATGGGTATGGAAAGGATAAGGAGAGTATTGGATTCACAAAGGATGTGAAAATCATAAACAAACTGGATGCTTACAGAGAGTTAATGAAATACTTTGGAGGCTATGAGTTACATAATAAACAAAAAACGGATTCTGTTGTTACAATTTTTGAACTGCCTAACGATGGGAGAAACTAAATGGATGTAACTGTCAAAAAAATAAGACCTCAAGAGGGTTATCAAATGAAAGCATTAAGCTCTCCAGCTGATATTGTTATCGGAGGAGGAGCAGCTGGAGCTGGTAAAACTTTCAGTTTATTATTAGACCCATTAAAGCACATAAAAAACCCAAATTTTGGAGGAGTTATTTTTAGGAGGACATCTCCTCAAATAAAAGTTGAGGGAGGTCTCTGGGACACATCTCTGGAGCTTTATAATGCTATTGGAGCAGCTCCAAAAGAATCCAACTCCTCCTGGGAATTTCCCTCTGGAGCAAAAATGAAATTCAATCATTTAGAGTACGAAAAAAATATCCTGGACTGGCAAGGCTCTCAAATTCCTTTCCTGGGATTTGATGAGCTTACACATTTCACAAAGAAAATGTTTTTTTATATGCTCTCCAGGAATAGGAGTGCTTGTGGGATTAAGCCTTATGTAAGAACAACATGCAATCCAGACCCAGAGAGCTGGGTTGCTGATTTGATTTCCTGGTGGATTGACCAGGAGACAGGAGACCCGATTCCAGAGAGGGATGGGGTAATAAGATATTTTATAAGAAATGGGGAGGAATATATCTGGGGAGACAGCCAGGAGGAATGTATTGAGAGAGGTTGGTTTTTGATTAAGGATGCTGTTGAAAAATCTGGGATTCCAGCTGATTCAATGGTTAAATCAATAACTTTTATCTCTGGAGATATTTATGGGAATAAAGAGCTTTTAAAAGTCAATCCAGAATATCTTGGAAATCTACTCTCCCAGGATGACGCAACCAAATCACAGCTATTGGGGGGAAATTGGAAAATAAGACTCTCAGATATTGATTTGTATGATTATTACAAATTTTTAGACATTCATACAAATACAGGAGTAAAAAAAACAGGAGTTAAAAGGATTACAGCTGATATTGCTTTAAAAGGCTCTGATAAATTTATTGTTTTTGTTTGGGATGGCTCTGTGGTTATTGATGTTTTAATCCTGGATAAGTCAAACGGAAAGCAAGTGATTGAGGGGATTGAAATGCTGGCAAAAAGGCACAAAGTTCAATATTCCAATATCACTTTTGATAATGATGGGGTTGGAGGTTTTGTTGATGGATTTATTGAGGGAGCTGTTGAGTTTAAAAATGGAGGAGCTGCAATGAATGGAGAGGCTTATGCTAATTTAAAAACTCAATGCTATTATAAGAGTGCTGACAGGGTAAAAAGAGGAGATATTTTAATCTCTGAATTTGTATGCTCTCAGATGTATGATAATAAAAGAACTATTAAACAACAGCTGGAGTTTGAAAGGAAAGCAATTAAAAGAGATAAGGCTGATAATGATGGGAAACTAAAAATAATCAGTAAGGCTGAAATGAAAATAAAACTGGGAGGAAAGTCTCCAGATTTATTGGATGCTCTTATGATGTTTGAAATATTTGACCTTAAACCAGCAGCTCAAATTCATACAACAACAGAATCAGCTGGAGCTTTAGGATTTTAAAAATTGAAAATATATGGATTCACAACAAAAATTTGAGGAGAAAATTGACCAGGCTGAGGCTGAGGAAACTCAGAACCAAACAGGAAACACTCCAATTCATTACAACAATAAAAATGGCAGCCTTTATAAAATAGCTCAGCAGAGAGGTTGGAATGCTTATCAGTTTGATGCTATTAAGAGAATTGACAGGGCTCTCAAAAAAGGAGAGTTTGAGAGAGATATTGACAAGACAATTGAGGTTTTAAAAATGTTTAAAAACAATTTATAAATTATGGAATTTGAAAAATTAAAAGAGTTACTTGCAGCAGACCCAGCAAAAGGATTGGCTCTGTTTAATGCAGCAAAAAAGACAAATATTCTGTCTTATAAAAAAGAGTATAAAGGAGACAGAACTGTGAGAGGCTCCCAGGTTGGGAATAGGCTTGACAAATCTGTTGGAACTGGAGCCAATGCAAAAACAGTAACTGTGGCAAAGATTCCTGTAAATTACCAGAGAAAAATTGTGAGAACAGCTGCTGCTTTCCTGTTTGGCTCTCCAGTAAAAATCCAGAGCACAAATTCAGAGGCTCTGGAGATAGTTCAAAAGATTTGGGATGCAAACAGAATGGATTCACTTTTAAAGAAAGCCTGTGACTTGGTAAAATCAGAGACTGAGGCTGTATTTTTCTTTTTTGCAGAAAAAGCAACCAATTCTGATGGAAAAGAGGTTCCTGTGATTAAAATTAGATTGTATGGCTCT